ATGGAAGTTATTTCAGTAGAAAAAGATAATGATAACTTTGGCAAAACTTGGCAACCAAGTGACCAAATATCAGATGAGGCATGTACTGCTAAGCATACAATATTTACTGCAAATGTTGTAGCGGGACTAGGAGCAAGTCAATTATTTAATGTCTTGCATAATAGGTCGTACTGGCAGTATATTAGGCAGTCGTTGGCACCCTTATCCTTTGGTAGGGAGTACCCAATTAATAAAATAAATAACGAGGTAAAAGATGGCTTTGAAAAAAACCAAAAGAAAGATAGTGTCTCTAAACCCCTCAATACTGCTCTTGTACGGACCACCCAAGGTCGGCAAGACAACTATGTTGAGTAAACTAGATGACTGTCTTATCATAGACACTGAAAAAGGGTCTAAAATGGTTGAAGCATATGTAGCCGATGTTACTAATAGAGCTGAGCTAATAAGCTTAGTAAAAGAAGCTAAAGAAGGTCACGAGTATACTTATTTTGCTATCGATACTATTGATAAAGTAGTAGAGTGGGCAGAAAGGGCAGTATGTCAAGAGTATGAGGTGGCCTCTATAGCTGATTTATCTTTTGGTAAAGGTTATGCTTTAACTAGAGAAAAAGTAATGAATACCATCAAAGCTTTTGCTGATTGTGTTGACCATTTAATATTAATAGGTCACCGCAAAGTAGCAAGAGCTATTCTAGATGGTAAACCAATAGTAGAACCTGAGAGTTTAGATATCACAGGTAAATTAAAATCCATGATTATGTCAGATTGCGATGCGATAGGTTACGTCCACAGAGATGAGGAAGATAAACTTATGGTTTCCTTTAAAGCGAGTGAAGCTGTTGAAGCTGGGAGTAGATGCACTCACTTAAAAGGCGAAGTGATAGACTTTGATTGGGCTAAAATATATAAGAAAGGAGATAAAGATGGCGCTAGTAAGACCAAAAAGTAGTAGTGGCGATAAGACGAATTTCTATGGAGTTTGTGAAATCGCTTTGTTAAGTGTAACAGATAAGAGTGACCAATTCGGCTGGGCTGATGTTTACCTAGATGTTGAAATTAAACAGAAAGGTAGTGATTATACTAAATCACTAAGGATATGTGGCTCATTTGAAAAAGACCCTGATGGAACAGTTTCAGGCGGTTCTGTATTGAATCGTTTGTATAACTTCCTAGATTGTATCGGCTGTAAGGCTGGTATTAATGCAAAGGGTGGATGGGAACAAGAAGATGGTCAAAATATAGATGACATTGCATCATTCCTTTCTCAAGGATACTGCGGAAGCTCTGAACCAACTAGCTTTCCTTATTTAGCCTATGTTTATAAGGAAAAACCTAAGAAGCAAGGAGATAAAGTGTATGCTAGAGTCCATCACAAAATCTATCCAAATGAAGAAGCAAATACTAAGAAACTATTAGACGATGTAAATTGGCTAAAAGGTAGAGGGTATTTGAAAGAAGCTAGTCCTGAAGAACTAGACGCTGTGCGTCCAGTAACATCAAATGGCATGGGTGACCCTACAAAAGGTCTTCCATCAGATGCATTCGATAACTTATAATGGACTACATTGAGATAGCACAAGGGAGCCCTCGTAACAGGGGCTTCCTTATTCTCAAAAAGGATTTAATCAAGTATATTAATCCTGAAGAGCCGTTATATCGGTCTGTTTATCTTTATGATAAAGAAGCTGTAGAATATGCTAAAAGTGGTGGTTTAAAGAACTATTTTGGCAAAAGAGGAGTCGATAATATAATACTAGACATCGATAAATCAAACAATACAGATGAATTTACTAGAGATAAGGCAATATCAATAGTGTTAGAGTTAGAAGGGTATGGTTTAGATGAAAATGCCATACAATGTTTCTTCTCTGGTAGCGGATATCATATATCAATACCTAATGCTGCATTCGGGTTTGTTCCGTCTGACAACATATGGTATCAAGTTAAAAACACTATGTTAAAGCTTTTTCCAAAGATAGACAGTAGTATATATATGCGAACAGGTATCTACAGGGTTGCTCACACAATAAATAAAAAGACGGACTTGTATAAGATTCCGATTACAATAAGCGAGCTTACGAATTTAGATATTAGTATACAGGATTTAGCCAAAGAACCTAGATTTGATTATCCGTACACTGAAAGACTAGCAGATGGAGAACTATCAGGCGCTATAGTAACTAATGTTACTAAAGTAAATGCCTCAAGGAAGGTAACCGAACCTACCGATATAGTTCCCTGTGTACAAAAGATGTTAAATCTTGGACCACAAGAAGGAAACAGAAATCAAACATTAATGAGAATAGCATCTCATTGCGCAAGACACGGAATACCGTCTCAATTTGCAAAAGCAATGATATTGCATTGGAATAATCGTAGTTTAAATGAGAATGAAGTCATAGAAAAGATAGAGTATACATATAACAGAGGTTATAAGTATGGATGTCAAGATACAATAATGGCTGACCATTGTCAAACTAGATGCGTTTACTTCAAGAAGAAAGACTATTTAATTGATGTTAAGAATGCTGAAGAGTTACAAAAAGACTTAGAGTTTCGTTTAGAAACTGATTTTAGTGGTAAAACTATAGACATAGCAGGTATGTTAGGACTGCATAATGTAGATTGTGAGATATACCCAGGAGAACTAGTTACAATATTTGGACCTACGGGTTCAGGCAAAACAACTTTTGCACAAAACTTAGTCCTAGGGGTAGATTTCGATAACGATTGTATTATACAGGATAAACAAATTCCTTGTCTATATTTATCATTAGAGTTGTCAGCTTGGTATATGCATAGAAGAAATATGCAAGTAGTAAGTGGCCTAAGTAAACAGCAAGTAAACGATAGGTATAAGACCTTATATGGAACGTATAAAGAGAGATTAAGTCACTTAGTCATACAAACTGTTGCGCCTAATCTAGAGCAGATACAGAATAAAATACGAGAATTACAACCAGCAGTTGTAGTTGTTGACTATATTGATTTAATATCTACAACTTCTAAATATATGGGTGAATACGAACAAGTTAGACAAGTATCACATTATTTATCTAATCTTGCTGTAAACATGGATATCATAATAATACAGATAAGCCAGGTGAGTAGGGAATATAGCCGAAACGAGGCATTAGATTTGTACGCTGGAAAAGGTTCAGGTGCAATAGAGAATGCCAGTCGTAAAGTTATCGGGCTAAACGGTCAAGCTAATTGTAATAAAAAATCAGTACATATGTATAAGAATACAGATGGAGAATTATTTGATACTGAGCTTGAGTGGCAGCCTTCATTCAGATTAAGGAGAGTTAAATGATACTTAAAATAATCAACTTACCAAAATTGAAATTTCTATATTTCTTTAACTTTATAGGACTCGGATTTGCTAATCTAAGCGATTCCGATGGAGATGGTTTAAAGTTTCTGATAAATATATGGAAATTTGAATTAGGCTTTTACTTAGCATGGAGGACAAAACAACATGTCGACTATGAGAAACAAAACGAGAGCGGTTTTAGCGCATCTGCTTAGTGGCAGAAAACTAACACCCTCAGAAGCATATGAAAGGTTCAGGACAATGAGATTAGGAGCTATAATATTTAATCTCAAGAGAGAAGGTGAAGCCAACGGTGAATGGGATATAGTAAATGAAAATCCTAAAAGTAAGCATGGCCTTTATCGTCTAATCAAAACTGGAAATGCGAAGTAGAAGAAAGAAAATCGATTGGGAGGGGCTTTATATGAAGAAGCTCCTTCCAATTCATAAAAATCATTCTAAGAAGATTTATCATAGGATGATGAAGAAATCGTCGACTCTAAAGTCGTCATTAAAAAGAAGGAGTAGAGAGTATGAAGTCGAATTTAAAATATCGCTTACAGAAGTTAGACAATTACTTTATAAATCTTATGGGAAGCCGTGTATATATTGCAACCAGACTCTTGTGGTCGGGAATATGGCTTGTGACCACATTATTCCTCTTAGTATGGGTGGTGGTTCAATTGTGTCTAACCTTCACATAGTATGTGGAAGATGTAATACAAGAAAAGGACCATTGACTCATAAAGATTATAAAGATTTATTAAAAAGTCTTGACAAACTATCTGAAGATGTTGTAAAGTATGTGCTCAGAAAATTAGCAAAATCAGAAATGTTTTAAATTTGGGAAGTAGCTAAACATTAAATTAACAATTAACGTAAAATAAATACAATAATTGAAATTATGTTTGAAGAATATCTCGTCGAAAAGATGCTTCCCAATTAATTTATCCATGGTGAGTTATTGCACCAAATTAGCAAGTACAAGGTATTGATAACACCGATAAAGTTAGGAATCCTACTGCGTGAGCACTGGTGGGGCGGTACATATAAGAGTTGATTTTTCACTCTAATCCTTTCTGTCCTTTAAAACCTAACTTTTGTACTTGCTATGTATTTAGAAATGTCATAAATTAAGAGTCCTATGATAGAAACTAAACAATGTTTTGCATGCGGACAATTAGTGTATGCACACGATTGCCATTATCAATGTAATGCCTGTGGGTATGCAGAGAATTGACAAGATATATCTGGGAGGTTCTCTCAGGAAGGTAAGAAAAATGTCGTTAAAAAGGGAGATGAACGCAGTCCTAAAAAAGAAAGCGTTAATAGCAGAAAAAAATCTAAGAAATTACATACAGAAGAAGTATGGTAAGATAGACCTTGGTTTCGTCAGCGAAGGTGTATCAGATTCTTGGTTAAGGAGATTCTATGAAACAAATGGTATCAAAAGGGTTCGCAAAAAAGGACACTAAAGCTTATAAACCAGACCCAGAAACTGGAAAATGGAGAGGTGCAGAAACTAAAAATGGAAATTATGCAACTATTAAGCCAGGCTGGGTAGCAGAGTTTAAAGTCAATGGAAAGAAGCATGTTCTAGAATTATGGGCTTTTAATGCTAAATGGGGTGTACAAAGCATGTTCTATAAACTACAGAAGGTGAAAGATGAAGAAAATCTCGAAGACACCATGTAAACTAACACTTGAAGAAGAGTACGCTTTTGAGCATAAACAGCGAATAAAAGCAGAAAATCATATAAAAGAAGTGTGGGAATACAATACCGAGCTCGAAAAAGAGGTGAATAGGCTACAATCTATTATTAATAAGGGGGAACATACACCTAAGAAAAAAACCCCCTTAAATCCTCAATTACTATTAGAAGGTCGATTAGAAAAGATATATAAAGCTAGAGAAGAAGCTATTAAAAAGATGGAAAAAGGGTTAAAATGAATAGATTAGATAAACATATTAGATGTAACTGTGGAAAAGAGTATGGAGTATTAAAGTTTAGAAAGAAAGTAAATTGTAAAAGATGTAAGACTGAAGTAATAGCAAGAGGATTAAAGAAATGAGTAATAAAGAAGAATTGAGAATCCTTTGGGGATTAGTTAGAAGAATAAACAACGTTGTTTATGGGTACAAAAAACCAACTGGAAGGAGAAAAAATGCAAGTAAATCCAAGAAAAATAATGCAACAAAATATTAATCAATTATCTGAAAGAACAAATCAAGTAGCAGGTGGTTTATCGTTAGTTATAAAAAAGATTGAACATTTAGATAAAAACTTAGGAGGCTTGGAGCAAATCATTATGAAACTTGCTGAGTTCTTAGGGAAGGACGAAGAGTTTAACAAATACCTTGATGATTGGCTTAAATCGGAAAGCGTAGTTTCTAAAGAAAAATCAAAGTCGGTAAATAACGCTGGAGATACGGATGGTGATTTAGTCGTCGGAAACAGTGTAGCCGATAAGACCAGCAGTTCCACCAGCAGCAGCGATAGGTAATCCTACTCTAGTGCCATAAAAGTAGGGATTGTAGCTTCTATAACCTTTAGTTATATCGTCTACATCTCTCATCATGTTACCTATGTAATTTAGCTCTTTATTAGCTATAGGTACATTAGTTCTTAGCTGAGGACTTGATAGTATTTCATCTAATGCCTGTCTTCCAGTAGTAGGGTCAGTCATTGTTTTCATATCCCTAGGTCTAGTAACTCTTTCAACGGCTTTAGAGGCATCTTTTTCAACTATACTTTTTCCTTTAAAGTAACCCTTAACTTTTTTATTACCTTTATCTACAGTCTTGCCTATTTCTGGAACTCTTATAGTTTTACTTTTCATTACGTTAAGAAGCCTATAATCCATACCTCTTTCTGTAGCAAACTTTAAAGCACTTCCACCAATGTCAAATTCATCAGATATGTTAAAGTTTACAGTACCTTTCTTAGTATCTAATACAGCTCTTACGTTAAATCCACCTTTATATAAGTCACTTCTTCTATCAGGAGAATACTCAAACATAATATTATCTTTATCTATCTTCTTGACTTGCCCTATTCCAGTCTTTTTGCCTCTAAACGCAGCTTTAAAATCATCAACTGTTTTAGCTTTTTTCAAATGAAACGCATTAGATATATTTACAAACGATTTATTCATTTGAGCATCGTGATGAGATGCAGTTAATCTAGTAGCTTTTTGATAAGCAACTTTAACAGGCATGCCTGGTTTATTTAATCCCCAAGCAGCTTTAACATCATCTATTACAGCTTTATCACTTTTAAAAATCTTTTTAGCTATATTTTTAGAACCTACTTTACCAACTCCGTAAAAATGAGCACCTTCTAAGTCAGACATAACTCCCATATTATTACCATATCTATGATTTAAACCAACCTGAGTATTGTTTTGCCCTTGAATTACTTTAGAAAGATGTTTAACTGTTGCTTGAGGCTTACTTTTAAGTTGTCCATATTTACCTTTTCTTAAATCCCAATTTTTAGGGTCTTTTAAGATATGATGAATAGCTTTAATATTATTGTTATTAGTATCATAAGTCATTTTAGAAATACCGCCAATTCTATTTACCTTAGAAGCATCTAGGTTTAAAGCTTGCTTTGCAGTTGTTTTTAACCCTGTACCCAAAGCTTTACCCATACCAACAACTTTTGCACCTTTTTGACCTGAATAAAAGTTCTCTATTAAATTAGGTACATTTCCAGATAATCTAGACATTCCATATTTAGCTTGATTATGAGCCATTTTTCTTAAAGCATAGCCTAATATACCACTGCCTGCTTTAATAGCTTTACCCATAGGTAGCATAGATGCTCCTAATAAAGCGAAATCCATTAAGTTTTTATTTCTTTGGCTCATTATCCTCCCCATTAGCTACAGGAGACCAAGGATAATAAACACCTTGTTTTCTCATTCTTTTAGATTCTTTCTGAAGCCCTGTCAATGGGAATCCAGTCCATTTATCCATTAACCTTAAAGGATTATCAATTAAATTTCCAGGCGCATAGGGGCTAAAATCTCTTATAATTCTTCCAAATGGAAGAGCTGTATAAATTGTGTAATCTGCCATTCTACCATAATCATCATCAAGATATGCTTGTAGTCCTGCAGCAGGAAATCTTGCAATTGGAGGGGTAATCATCTGTAAAGGTGCTATTGGAGCTGGCCAAGTACCAAAGAAAGCTCTATCTCTTTCCACTTCATCTCCAAAAAGCCAATCAGACGTATCTTGTAACCAGTTCCAAGGAGCTGGCATAGCAGTTTCGAATAACGAATAGGCAAATATATTCCCCATAGCGAATACAAACAAGTCGGTCTGTGCAGTTCTTTTGAATCTTTCAAACTCAGCTGAGCCTGCTGCAATACCTCTAGTTCTAGCTTCTCTCATGACATCATTTCTAAATCTAGTAGCATTCCAAGACCATAACATAAAACGAGTCATAACCTTGCCTAGAGCTGTTCTTGCAAATGATGGTCTATAAGGAGCATTATATAAAAACTGAGTAGCCTTAACACCTTTTTTAGCCATTTCAATTATAAAAGGATGGTCGAAACTTTTAAATGCTCCACCAAATTTATCATAAGCTCGTAAATAATGAGCCATAAAAGCATCTCTTCTTAGCTTAGTCTCTGGTTTAGACATAAATAAGGCAGCTTTTTCCATTATTGGCTTGCTTATATCATATTTTTTAGCAAGCTCTCTTAAGGTTGGCTTGTCAACTTCAGAGCCTGTAAGCTTGCCCACAGCTTCTTGTATAAACTTCTTAGTGTTAGCACCTTGAAGTTCTTTAGATAAACCCCATTCATACATAATGAACTCTGGTACAACTCCATGCTTTACTACAAATTTCTGTACAGCTTCTTTAGAGTTCCATTCAGGATTTATCTTTGATAATTCAGGTATTGATTGAGCCTTTTTGAAGTAATCCCATCCTGCACTTTGTATAGTATGCATACTACCACCAAATATATTAGCTACCATAGACTTAGGATGAGCTAGTAAAGCTGCTAGTTCAAACTTAGCCTCCATATTAGAGAGGTTTCTTATAACATTGTGGTCCCAATCTTCATCAATTTGTTTTTCTAATTTAGGATGTAGTTTTTGTCCTTTAAATAAGCTTTTTTTAATCTTATTCATTCTATCTCTAACTCTATTATCAGCCCACCATCCATAAGGAGTACCCTTAATTTTCATAGAAGGGTCTTCATATATTTTTTCAGGTATTATATCAGGGTTACCCATAGCTCCTTGAGCATACAATTTTAGATAATTTTCCCAAGCTTTGCCTATACTCGTACCATCAGCATAGTCTTTTTTCTTATACCAGCCTTTCTTAAATGCCCTTTTCTTATATTTTTCTATAATATCACGAGTCATTATCTGATTTAACTGCTTGAAATAAGTATCACCTACATTTCTTAAATAGGATTCATAAGTAGACCTTTCAATAGAATATCCAGGTATATGAGATGCTCTTTTATGCATACTCTTTATTGTTAAATCATTATCCCACCAATCTATCCTATCCTCTCTCTTTCTACCTTTCAAATCCTTTATAGCTTCACCAAGCTGTGCTCTATCAATAGAACTCCAAAGGCCTTCATTTGGGTCAATCCAGTCACCTGTTAATGACTTATGTTTAGCAACTATCTTCCTTATTTCAGCGTCTTTTTCTGCTGGCTTCATATCGCTATTCATTATCTCTATAGTACGCTTATTTAACGCCTTTACAACCTCAGTGTTGCTAAAGAATAAGTGAGGCCAGAATCCTCTAGGATGTTTCTTGCCAGTTCTAGATAGCTTAGCTGTCATAAGTTTCTTTCTTATATCCCAACCTTTTTTATCGTTTGAAAGCATATCAATCTGCATTGAACGAGCTATTTGTCTTAGTCCGTCAACGCCAAACCAAAAAGGAATACCTTCACCCTTATTATAAGCTTTAGTTATATCTCTTAAAAACCTATTGTAATCTAATCTAGGTTCTAGTTCAGACTTGTCCCACCAACCTATGCCATATTCTTTTATAAGTCTCTCTCTATCTCCAGCAAGTATTTCATGAGCCTTGTTATTAGAAGCCTCGTAGGAATCCATTATCTTTTCAACTACTTCCCATCCAGTTCTTTCAACTCTTTCACCCTTGCTGTTAACAATTCTATGAGATTTTTCTAATAAATGTTCAGCTTCTTTTACTTTTCTATTGAAACGTCTTTGTATATGGCCTGCTGAAGCATTTTTAGCTTCAGGGCTCATCTTTTCATTCTTCATTATAGACGGAACTTCATAATCTCTTTCCATTTTCATTATAGCTACTTTCCTGAGAAGTTCTCCTTCAGGAATACCTTCCATAAATAATAAGTCGTTATTTACCTTTCCTATAAGCTCTTCAGAGAGGTCGATACCTTGTTGATTTAGGCGACCAATCCAATCAGTCATACCTTGCAAGTACCAAGAAGGTTTTTGAATCTTACCTTCTTCCCATTTTCCATCCTTAGTAAGAAAAGCACCTTTTTTCCTTAGCCAAGTAATGTCATATTTCATAACTTCTCTTCCAACAGTCTCTGGAAACTGCAAATAATACCTTTTCTTTAAGGAAGGTATTCTATCTTTTGTATCATTCCCCATAAGTATATCTAACTTTTGGTTAAATGTACCTGTTCTCATTTCTTTTAGAATATTATTAAATATCGTATAATCTTCTCTATTCATAGCATTTAAATCTTTTTCCATAATGCCTCTAACGACTTCTCCAAGCCTCATACCTATTTCTGGATAATGATACTTAATATTAGCTGCTAACTCTTCAATAACTTTAGCATCTTTAGGATTTAACTTTCCTTTTGCTAGTCCCTCAAAGCCTCTTAAGTCAGCACTATAAGTTCCTTCTACCTTTTTATCAATATTAGAACCAAATATATTAGCCTTAACTTTACTACCATCTGCTAATTCTATCTCAGCATTTTCACTCAACTTTTCTATAGCATCTTGAGCTTGCTCCACTTCTTTTTTAGGAGTTTTAAAAGCTTTACCTGCTATGTCCATATAACTTTTCATAAAATCTCTTACAGCATTATCTGATACAGCTTCTGAACTATAACCTAATTTAGATAGGCTTGTTTTTGCACCTGCTTGTTTTACAATATGTACTAAGTCATGGAATATAGGGTCGTGCACGCTTAATTTTTCAATCAATTTTTCAGCTCTATTTGCCCTTCTCATATGCTTTCTATCCCAAGTACCTAACATAAAGTAATCAAACATTTTCTTTTCAGAAGGAGTTAGAGCTTTTTTATACTTAGCTATTTCTGCATCTATTCTAACTTGGTCCATAGTTCCAGACCTCTCTTCTCCTGAAGATATCTTAAAAGTAGGATTCTTTTTTAATTCTGGAATGAGTCTTACTAAGTCTTTAAACATATCCTGTATTACTTCAGGCCTAGTTTCCATACTATCATAGAAATTATCCAACTCTTTCCTTTGGTCTCTCATTAAATAGCTATTCTTCTTCAATGCATCTGTTTTGTTAAATATTTCCAATACTTTTTTATCAAATTCTTTTAAAGCTTTACCTGTAAGATTACTTCTCTGTTTCTCTATAAAAGGAACAATTCTTTTTAAACTAACCATATCATGTAAATCTACAGTTAGAAGCTCGTCAGCTTGAGTAGCCATTCTTTTTAATATCCCCATTCTTTTAGAATATCCAAATTCCCCATCATTAACAGCTTGTATCATTTTTTTGTCTTTACCGTAACTAGTACCTTCTATAATTCTTAAAAATTCATCCCTACTACTAGCGTAATACTCCCTCTTATCTCCATCATATAGATTTTTTGCCATAACTCTTTTAATATTCTCTACATGAGGAACAGTAAATCCAGACTTGCCAAGTATAGGAGCTAACCATTTACTTTTTTCTGCATACTCATTAACGTTATTATATAGGTCTATAACCTTTTTACTATCCAATCTTCTAGATAAAGAATCTCCAAACCTTTCTGTCATACCTATGGTATCACCCATCTTAGCTAGCATTACAGGCATTTCTTCTGGAGAAAGCTCATGTAAGAATCTTAGTTTATCTCGTATTTCAGACTCTTCCCATCTCTTATTATTAGTATAATCTTTACCAAATAGTGCGCTGTTCATCTCATTTACTTTACCTACTAAGGAAGGACTTTGAAACCCGCCCTTTAGTCCATATATTTTAAAATTTGCCACATGATTATCTATGTCTTCGAGATACTTGTCTCGAGTATTTTTACCCTTTTTAGGTATCTTAGTAACCTTATTTATCTTAAAATAGGCATCATATAATTCTTTATACCATGTTTCATACTTTCGCAATCCAACCTCATCCATAGGGTCAGATGCAAAAGCTACCATAGATTGGCTTAAACTTCTTTGATATTGCTGCCATTCTTTTTCAGTTCTTGGCACAATTTCCATTTCATAAGTAACCCACTCTGTTTTTCCACCCTCTCCTTTTTCAGGTTTCTGTATACGGTAGACATCATTACCTTTTTGACTGGTCATCATCATAGAATGAGCAGTTTTAAATATTTGAGGCATACTTACAGCTGGACCCAATGTATTCCTACCATCTACAGCTTTTTCTGAAATAAACTGTCTTGTAGATAAAGCATATTGCAGTATCTTGGAATTTTTTAAAGCTTTAGCATAAGATTTATCTTTACCTGTTAATGTCAATAAATCCCTATAAGAGCTACCTTTATGCTTACCATCAGGTCTTATCACCTGTCCTGTCTTAGGGTCTGGGATATATTTAACAAATTTTCTTCTTTGTAATTTTGGCTTCTTAGCATACTCTTCAGGAGTTATGATTTTATCATTTGTTAAATGTCTGTACATTACATACTCTTCTTTATTGGCTTCATACATATCCTTCCATTCTTTTTTGAAACCACCACCTTTACCCGCTTTATTCTTACCTCCAAAATACATAAAAGCTTCATCACCATCAAGGTCAGCACCACCTAATGAACGCATCGTTCTAGAGTGCATTAAAATACCGTGACCATCCCTACCTGTAAAACCTCTAAATTTAAGCGCATGAGCTCCTGAAATAGAGTCCATAGGAACACGAAGTACCACGGCCCGTAAAACCTCTTCTATCTCCCCTTTAATATGCTTAGAAGTGCTCTTATCTTCATACTTATTCCATAGTTTTTCTAAAGTTGTCTTTTCAAGCCCTTTTATATAGGTTTTTATAGGCATTTGTTTATACTCACCATCTAAGAAGAATATATCATCCCTTGTTTCTAAATCTTTTAATCTTGGATTAGCCTTATCTACATCCATTTTTAAACCTTCGTCATAAGGTCTTATTCTAGCATTGCCAGAATTACCTATCTTAGGTCTACTTACTGTATGAACTAAAAAGTTTCTCATCATTACAGCCCTATAAGGTCTTATCCATTTATGCAACATCACAGGGAGAGCTCCCTGTGGAGAGCCTTTAGAAGCCCTTAATGATTGAGTTATAATTCTATCAGTAGCTTGGTTAAACTCTGATAGCTCTTCAACCATATTATTAGCCTGTTCTTTAGTTATCTCGCCTTCATTTCTCATAGCCTCAATAGCTTCAGCATTTATCTTAAATAATCTTTGATAAGCTGCATCTGCAAACTTTCCACCATTATTCCCATGTATCCCTCTTAACAGCTCATTTATACCAACATCTTCTATATTTTTAGTTAAATAAACTAAATCCTTATCATTTCCTTCTTTTAAATAATTAGCCAGCACTTCATTAGCTTCTTCCTTGCCTCTATATCTTTTCATTACTGTTTCTTCATAAAGGTCATTAATCATATCAGCAGATACAGGAGAATAGGCATTTTGAGTTAAGTGAGCTAAAGCTTGTTTAACTAACACATGTTTACCTTTCCACATATGGTCGTTCTGTTTTACAGAGTAATTATACTTAACCTCAGAAGGGTCGATGCTATACATCTCTGCATTAACTTCAAGCTTACCATCTTTTGTAATACTATAGTCTCCAAATTTTCTCGTACCATGCTGTTTTGCTGAAGACTTATAAACTATATAGTGTAGTCCTTGTTTTTCCATTTCAGCACTCATTGCCTTGCCTGCCTTATGAGTCATGTATTTCCCGTAAAAAGACCCCATAGGGTTACCTTTTTTATCATTCTGAGGGCTAAGCATAAACGATTTATTTTGCCCAGATTTAGGCATTCCTGCATCTACATTCATATAGTCAACGACATCGTCTCTTGTAATTATAGCACCATCAATATGCTCTACATACATACTATTTTTTATAGCTTGAGTATTCCATTCAGGGTTACCTAAATGGCTCCATATTAGGGGCTTTTCTTTTAAATCTTCTACTAATACATAGTTAAGTCTACCTTCGTTATTATGTACTCCTAAATCTTTAACCAAATCTTTTGCAACTTTAGGGCTTCCAGACCAAGAAGGTGTCATTATAATTTGAAGCCTTTTGTTATATCCTACAACACCCTTTATAAAGCCAGGACCAAACAATGTTTTTACATATTTATCTAGCTCTGACCTCCTTTTAGGTGTCATTTTTTTAGAGAGTTTACCTTTACTCGATATTTTTATAGGAAATCCATTTAAAGATAAATCATACAGTATATTAGACTCCCAAGCTTTATCGAATAGCTCATTCGTTTTTTTGCGACCATTCTTGCCAAAATAACCTTCATAAATATTTCCAAAAACATGTCTTTCCGTAGCATATTCATTCTGCATATGCTCTTCTGCGTTCCTAGGGTTGGATATTAACTTAGTTTTAGCCATCACTTTTGCACTAAGCCCCATTCCAGTTTTACCTACAGCAGGATGAAGCTTAACATAATAAAACCTATCAGCATCACCTCTTCCTCCAAACAAATAGAAATCTTTATCTGCCATCTCTTTATGAACTTTTCCCATCAACTCCGCATAGCCACCATAATTTTTTCTAGCATCTGAGAGTGATACATCTTTAATACCAGCATTTTCAGTTCTAATACTTACAGTATCTAATATAGCTAAAGCACCTAAGTCTTTATCTAGCTTTCCTCCAGCTTCAACAAAAACTCTTTCCATTATTTTTTCAGGTTCTCTTTGAAACTTTCTATTTCCAGCAGGAGTTCTTCTTCTATCTTCCTTCATAGCTTCAATAGATTCTACAGATACAGCGTTAGTCCCTTCTGAACCTGTACTTCTTTCTTTTACTAATAAGTTAATATACCTATTTGGTACAGCATTGTTTTTTATATTCATCCATTGTCTTAAATTGCCAACAGCTTCTTCGGATAAAGATACTTCAAATTCTTTTTCAATTTCATTTATAAAATCTTTTGTGTTAGGCTCTTCACCTCTTTTAACATACTTACTTAAAATTTCTTCAGTTTTAGCAGCCATCTCAAATGTATGCATTCTCTTTGTAAGACCTTCTGGAACATCAACTAATTTTTGAACATAGTTTGTTACAAATTGCTCTGACTTCTTTCCAATATCGATATCAATCTTTAATCCTACATCAGTATCATTTAAATCTTCTGGAACCTGATGACCTTTCTTATCCAAAGTCATATCAGAAGGAACTTCATACATCTTTTCTAGCTCACTAGTTAATTGAGCCTCTTCTTTTTTAGCTATATTTAAATCTTTTTCAAAGTTTAAAACATCAGCCTTGTCTTTCTTTGACATAGGTTTTTCTTTAGTTATCTTACCAGTTATTTCACCTATAGCTTCCTCATATGCACTTATTTCTTCTCTAAGATTTTCTAATCTAGCCTCTTTTTCAATGATTTTAGGTCTCATTGTAACGCTAGGAGTATTAACACTCTCTTCTTCTACAGCGCCTTTAACCTTTTTTGTTTTAATTTTTTCACCATATGTTTTAGCTACTACATCTTCTATGGCTTGAAAGGATTCTTTAGCATACATTTTTCTTGTACCAACTAAAGCTGGTTTCTTAGTTAGTTTAGGAGGCTCAGTTATAACCTTGAACTGACCTAATCTATAATCGTATTTATTCCATTTTTTAGCTCCTTGGTCAAATACGTATACAGGCTTTTTTAATTGCTTCCCAAACTCTACTGTCCATCCAGTACCACCTCTAAGCGTTTTTCTATTACCCTCAATATCTCCTATTGCAAATACAGCATCTGAAAACTTAGCTTGAAACCAATTTCGATAAACATATTTAGCTTTTTGTGGGTCTGAAGGAGGGTTTTTACCGAGAGCTTTACCAGCCTGAGCTGCTCTAGGAGCTGCTTCTAAAGATTCATTAAAGCTAACCTCTCTTATAACTCCTGGCATACTCTTCTTTTCAACAGCTTTACCAGTTCCTTCTGGAACATACTGTATAGTTTCCACACCTCTTGATTGAAGTGCTTTAGACCACATTAAATCAGCACCGTCAGAGCCTCCAGAAAGCCCTAATTTAACTTCACCTTTACTTAGCTTTGCCTCTGTAGCAATCTCTTCACCAGCGATTACTTTTTTTAATCCTGCCCAACCTTCTTTTGTAGCCTTACCATCAACAATTTCACCTAATCCTAATTTTTCTATTAAAAAAAGACCCATACCTTCATTTTCAAGAGGTTCTCCCCATCTCTCTAGCGCATCTTTTTTAAGTTGCTCTTGAACTTCAGGCTCCAAGTCTTCATAGCCTTTCATCTTTTCTGGATTCCTAGTAATAGCTAGCTCTTCATTCCCAGCTTTTTCAGCTTGTTTTACTATTTCTTCCTGAGCTTTCATAGAGCCATGCTTCTTCCAGCTTACCTCTTTACCTCCAAAGTATCCACCTAATAAATATTCATATACTTGCTCAGGAGTTGTAGCTCCTCTCATAGTAGTTGGAAGACCCATAAATAAAGAACCTGATAATCTTCTTAACCATACTTGGTCTTTACCAGGCATAATATTACCTATACCTCTGAAAGCTCCACCAGCTATAGCACCTCCAAAAAAAGAATCCATCATGCCATCTACTCCACCTTGCCAAGAAGAAACTCCACTAGCTACACCTAAATGAAAAGCTCCTTCTGCCATGTGAGCAGGAGCACCTTTTGTTATGAAATTAGTGGCATCAGCTACTGCCCCAACTCTTCCTGTCTTTGCAGCTTTAGTAGCAGGTGAAATAATCTTTTTAGCACCTTTAGTAACTTTGTCTGCAATTAGCATAGGAACTGATTTTATTTTAGCTACTTGAGCTGCTAGACCAACTCCTTTAAATAAGGGAGAGGCCATTGCAGGTACAAACCCTATTAAATGTCCTAGGTTTCTAGCTATAGCTTCGTATTCATTGTCAGGATGGTCTCCTACATCGAAAGTGGTAAATCCGCCTACAAATCCTTGCCCGAATTGTTTTAAGGCTTCACCTAGACTAAATTCACCTTCATAGAATGGTTTGTTATAGTACGCAGCATGATGCTTTAGCTGTTGTACAGCTTGCTCGGTAAATACTTGAGGACTACTTTTATATAGTTTTATATTCTGACTTAATTGGTCTTCTGACCAAGAAGGTTTCCATTGTTCTTCTGGAACTTCAGAATAAGTGTTAGGTGCCGACATTTTAAACCTTTATTTATTAAATATTTGCGTACCCTTTAAATCCTGGGTCACGCCTTACTCCTGTCTTGTATTGAGTAGAACCTTGTGACTGTGCAGTGCTTTGAGTGTTGTACTCCTTGTAAATGTCTGCAATTAATTTACCGACTTCTACAGCTGTCCAAGCATCCATACCTAGAGAGATTAAACCACTTGCACCATAAGTTACGGCAGAACCAGCTTTCATAACACCACTAGCTACTATTTTAGCTCCTAATTTCCAACCAGCTCTTTTGAGGATACCTCCCCAACCAACTTTTTTAACAGCCCAACCTAGAGTTTTAGCTCCAGTTTGTCCAATATTTTTACTAACTGTTTTTTGAAAGACTTTCTTAGTGATTTTTTTACCATTCTTACCCATCTCTGTTAATGCTTTGTTGGCTTTATTTAAACCTTTTATTTCCTTATCTAATTTTGCTTGAAGCGCAGCTCTATTTCCTCCAAGCCTTGATGATTTCCCTAAATCACCTCTTATAGATTTTAAATCTTTTACGCCTCTTCTTAGGTTTTTTTGAAGGTCTTTTTTCCAGCCTCTTATTTTAGACTGATTAGCCTTTGTTCTAAAATCATCTACACCAGGTGCTTGTATAGAATTTAAAGTTTTCATATTTTTATCTAGACTTGCAAATCTTCCTTTATTATAGCCTCTCCAAGTTTTTCCTTTGTTTTGTTTAGACGCATCCATAAATTTTCGTCTTTCTGCTATTCCAGCCTTAGTTCTTGCAAATTTACTACCTTTAGCACCAGCATAAGGTCCTTTTCCTGCTAAGGCTCTACCAGCATCATAAAACCCCATTCCTGGAGTAAGCGCTCTACCTAGAGCTTGTTTTCCAGTAAGTCTTCCAGCAGCCCAATTCATTCCTGCGGCTCCTGCAGTTCCTGCAGTTCTAATAGTAGACATAGATGGGTCTAAAGGATTAAATTTATCCATTACCCCTGAATAAGCTTTGTTTGCAGCAGCTGTAGTTGGGTCTTGCCCATACTCTTGAAAAGCTAATTGTATATTTGCATTACCAGGATGCTCAGGATTTAACCTCATTCCTTCAGATAAATCATTCCTTAATTCAGGGTTAGCTCTTATGGTATTCTTTAAAGCTTTTTTAAAATCATCATTATTAGCATACATAGTAGATAATTGGCTAAAAGAGTCTAATACTTTTGACTCTCTAGTAGCCTTTATGCTTTTATATGTTTCCATGAATCTATTATAATTAGGCCTCATTCCTCTAGATTTAGCAGCAGCTGAATAAGTTGACCAACTTTTAGTTGGATTCCCTTTAGTTAGGCCAGTATACTCTATATTAGCCATACCAGGCTCCCAAGTTAATGAAGGTTCATCCCAAACCTTATTATTCATTGTAGCAAAAAAGTCTTCATGCCATATCTCGTTTCGTTTTTGTTTATTTTGCTGTAATATTGCAAATGCATTACTTTGTAAAGCCATTATAATCCTCCTGGATTAAAGTTAAAATTTTCTTCATCATAATAATTACTGCCACTAGAGCCACCTTCCCACTCTTGCTCGTCTTCTAAATTCTCATTTTCCCAAGCCTGCATTAAGTTGTTTTGTGAGGCCTCTTCTTTATTGCCGTGTTTTTTCTCATATAATTTATATGCTTTAGGATGATTTTCTTTTATGTAATCACGGTATTTAGGGTCTAATTCCATTTTCCTAACAAGTATTTTTTTACCACCATGAGAGCTTAGTTCTGCTTTAACATCATTATCATACTGTCTATTTCTGGTAGGATTATCTTCATAGAATTTGTCAAGCTTAGCGTCATCTCTAGCGTCTTTATATTTACCTCCACCATATTTCTGTAAAAGACCTTCTTTGGCATTCTCAAGTTTAGCTTCAGTTTTTTCTAAAAAAGTACCTTCTCTAGGACCTTGCTCAAGCGCTTGAGTGTCTGAATCAATAAAATCTGGAATACCATCACTATCATCATCTATATCTCTAACAGCTCTTTTACTTTTCCAACTATCATATTGGTCGCCTAACTGGTCAACACCTTCACCAAACTCATCTTTAAAATCTTGCCAACCCTCACCTAAATTTTCAAATGTTTCGTTCCAATTTTCTCTTTGCTCATCCTTAGTAATGTTTCCTGTATTATCGCCTGCAGCGTCCCTAGCCTCTCTTATTTCGTCTTCTCTATAAAGCCTATTATCTACGTCATCATATACAGGTTCTGTTATACCTTGGCGAATCCCTCCTTCTACCTGAGTATTATCATCTGAAGCAAAGTCACCCTTTACAAGCTTAAGTAAGTTATCACCTAACCCTCTTCTTTTATCCCATTCTCCAGGGTCTGCTTCCAGAGTGTCTCCAGCATAGTCTTCTGGCATATCTTCGAGTCCTGCAAGAGTTACTTGATTTAACCGTTCTTGTTCATCTGCCCAAGTTTCTTCTGATGATGTTTCTGTTCCATAGTCTTGATTAAATCTATCTGCCTCTGCTTGTTCTTCATCAGTAACAGATGTTGTTTGGCTTGAAGCATTTCCATATTTAGCTTGTTGAATATCTTGCTTTAATATACCTGGAACCTTAGATAAATCAGCTTTAGCAGACTTAAAATCATCTTTAAGGCTTTCCCAAGCTTTCTTCATATTTCCACCAAATTCTGCAGCCTTCTCTTCTAATTTATCCTTAAATTCTGTTCCAAAATTAGCTCCAAATCCTTTGTCATCTCCTAGCCATTTTCCGCCCTTTGGTTCATGAGTTCCTCCTAATTCTTGATAAATATCTTTATCTATAGTATTATCAGGAGCCCATCCTTTATCTATATAATCTTGAGCTCTACTAGTGAGTTTCCTTTTTTCTCCACCACTAATTAATTCCTTTTCCAAATCTTTAGTATCTTGTAAGCTAGCACCTTTTTTATATCTAAAGTTGCCAATACCTCCAGCAACATTGTCAAATTCTATTCCTAGCATATCTCCAATCTCTGTTTGACTTAAATTTTTATATTTAGGGTCGTCATTTAAAGTACCAGCCATTCTATTATAGACTTCAGCTGGGTCATCATACTGATTGCTAGTTGCCTTAATAACGCTATTTTCTACCTTATCTTTTAATTGCCCAGGCAAAGCTCCAATTTTTTGAAGAAGGCCTTCTCCGCCTTCTTTTAAAGCATCAAGTTTATCCTCTCTCCAGTCTTTGTCGGCTAGATTTTTAAGAGTCCAGTCTTTAGGTTCCCCCTCTTTATTTAAATACTCATATTCAAATTCGGGAGACCAGTCATCTTTTCTTCGCCAAAGGGATTTTTTCTCATACTGTGCTTTTTCATCCTTATCATACTTAACCTGACCATGTTCATCTAATTGAGGAACTGATTGGTCATAACTTTCATAACCTAATGTTCCTAATAAGTGTTCGTTAAGACCAGCATCTCCTTTAGCAGAAGGGTCAAAAGCCTTACTACCTTTTCTGTATGTTAAAGGTACCATGTCGCCTGATTTATCTTGTATTTGCAGACCTAAATTCTCATCATAGAGAAGATTGTCATTGCCTGCAGCTGCAAGAAGAGGATTGTTTTTTAAATAACTCTGATAAGCTGCTTCATTTTGCTCCTTACTTGCTTCTGAGCCTGGAGTATATGCTAAATCACCTTCTAACTCATTTAAATAACCTAACCTTAATTCTGCACTATCATCACTGTCATAATACTCTTTACCGCTTCTTAAGATGTTTTCTGCATACTTATCTATATCACCTGCTGTTAAATTATAAGTATTAGCACCACCTTTAACTTTATTAGCTATATCGGTTTCATCTAAAAAGCTCATAGCTCCAGCAAAATTACTTGATATTTGTTGGGCTCTAGTGTATTCACCCATATCGTCCTTACCTACTATAATATCAGAAGGGTCTTGGCGATACATTAAGTCACCCCAACCTCCACTTCTCCAGTTAGAGTAAGGACTTCCTTGTCCGTAAGGGTCTTTAGCCATTATTTACTACCAATTATTTTCTCCCAGAAAGACTTTCCACCATTAGCGCCACCCATCATAAGTGAATCAAACCCACTTATTATACTCTGGTTTCTATCTTGTTTCTGAGCATGTTGAGCACTTGTTATTCCAGTTAATGCTTGACTATAGTTATTTACACCTGATAGATAATTTTGATATTGGTCATCAGTGTGCTTTTGAAGATTTAACCAAGCATCGCTCATTAAACCACCTACTCCTTGAACTCCTTGAGTAGTTCTATCTATATTTTGTTGGTTTTGAATACCACTAGCTGTTCCAAAATTCATTTTTCCAGCTAACATATTACTAAAATCTGCTGAATTATAAGCTTGATTAAGAAGAGAGTCCTGCTGTTGTCCCCAAAAAGCACTATTAGGGTCTCTCATGTCATTTATTCTATTAAGCTGACCATCTAAACCCTGTTTAAACGGAGCTAAGTCTCTCATCATGTCCGCTCTTGAAGGTCCTTTAGACCCAAATATGCTCATTCCAACGCTAGCTATTGCTGGCAAAGCTGTTAATAAAGGTGCTGGCATTTATTTTATCTCCTTATAATTCATCACATTAATATACATTTTTTTTATTAAAAAACAAAAACTTATTTCCATAACATTACTTTTACAGCTCCATCTCTAAATGTAGCCCCTGCTCCATTTCCTGATGATGGAAAATTAGAGCCTACTAAAGTCTGAGTGTCACCAGGCTGTATCATTACCTCTGTTTTGCTAATATAAGTACTGCATCCATGAGCATGACTATTACCTGTATCTGTATCCATTTCTGTAAACCATGTTATGTCGCTTTCTGGAACAGAATCTCCTAAACTACCGCTTCCTTGTTCTGGAGCAAAATAAACAAGCGCTAAAGTGGGAAACGTATTAAGATTATGAGTTATTTTCATAGGAGGTTTAGTGTGAACTACAGTTTCAGACCAGTCTAAAAATAACCATCCACTATTAAAGTCAGGAGCAGGTAATAAACCACCTACAGTTGAAGGAAGTGTTTTTTTCTTTTGCTCTGTCTTAACACTAACAGTGTCATTTATGCTGACATATTTAGCAGTTTTATCTTCAAGCCAACCATTTTCACTACATATTTGCAATGCATAGCCATCGTCCTCTGTAGACTTAACTACCTTTATATCTCCTTCTTTTCCTTCTGTATTAGCACCTTCTTCTTTTAATTGGAAGTTGTTTGTACTTTTTGCTAAATCATTTAAATCTTTATATATCTTAGTTACAGCTCTATTAACCTCTAA